GTTGTCGATAATACTTGCTCAGTGGGTTTGTGTTTTCTACCATAATTGTTATCTATAAATATACAATATTAACTTGTGCGTGTCTATATTTATATGCGTACAAAACAGGGTATTTTAAAACTGTATGACGGATGATGTAGAAAAACTGGAACAGTCGGCGAAGAAAACTGCCGGCGAATTGGATAAACTTTCCAAAGTCAGTCAGAGCACCCACGACACCCTCAGAAAAAATGCAAAGAGTGAAGAAGGCGCAAGAAAAATTACCAATCTTTATATCAGAGCTAAACAGGAAGAATTACGACAACTAAGAGCTAGTAAACAAGACCAAACTGATGCAGGTAAAATTAAAAGGATCCAACTATTACAAGAATTATCATCGATCAGACAAAGCACACGAAAACAAGGTTTGTTTGCGGCAGTTGCCACAAAGGCAACTACCGGATTAAAAAGTTTCATAGGAGCACAGGCCACACTGGTCGAGGGCATACTGGCCGTTGGCAAGGGAATATTCAACACCGGTGCGAGATTCATGGATGCCGAACAAAGAATCGAAGGCTTCAACGATGCGGTAAAAGATTTTGGCGACGTACCTTTCCTGGGCAAGGGCCTAACAGCACTGGCCAAGTCGGCGGACTTCAACGTGGGCATATTCAAGCAACTGGCACAGACCGGTGCCACATTTGAGTCATCGATCATCAATCTAAGAAATGCGGCCCATGAGGCCAGGATGCCGATATTGGATTTCGTTGACATGGTATCAAAAAACTCCGAAGTGATGGGTCAACTCTTTGGATCTGTGGACGCCGGTGTTAAGAGAATGAGTCAATTCCAGAGTGCGTTACGAACTGTGACACAAGAACAGTTTGCTCAATTTGGATTGAACCTCACAGAAACATCAGAATATTTCCAAACCTATCTAATGTTGGAGAGGGCAAGGGGTAGATTGGTTCTGGGCAACACCGACGAGGAGATTGCCAGATCAAGCCATTACATCAAAAATCTAGTGAGACTGTCAAAATTAACCGGAGAAAATGTTGATGCGATAGATAAAAGAAACAGAGAACTTGCGGCCAACGGGGTGCTACAATCACAACTGTTATCCTTAGGTCCAGCACAGCGAGCGGCCATCAATGGCACAATTGCCAGTTTTGGAGGAGCCGACACGATGATCGGTAAGTTGATCACCCAAGTGGTGGCATTTGGTCAAGCCACGGAAACCGACACTGCCCTCTTGGACGAAGTTGCCCGCGGACAGTTGATACCTGCGATCCGAGCTCTCAAGTCCGGGGCCATGGATGTTGTTGAGTTTCAAAATATCGTGGGTCGAGCAACCAACGAAGGAGCCATTAGTGACTTCACTCGATCTCTTGCTCGAGCAAGCATAGTCAACGGCGAGAATGCTGGTGTGGTGAACGAGACCACTCGATTACAAAGAGCAAGAAATACCACAGATGCCAACGAGATGGCATACAGAGACACGGTCAGTAAAAGTTTAGTCGGCATGGGAGATTCACTCAAGGTAGCCAAATCAGGGGCAGAATCTCTGACCACAGGCGCAATGGAATTTACAGCATCGTCTATGGGTCTGCTCGAAAAAGCAATCGCAACACTGGGTCAAAATAAGTTGGATGGAGACATAATGAAGAAAAGTTCCATGGCCACTATCATGGCATTTGATCCCTCGTCACGTGCTTTAAGAGTAACAGACAAAAACGGTCCCGCGGATCCTATGCAGATCTATCAAAATACAGCATTCTCAAACGACATCTCCGGAGAAGCGAGTTACGATGGTTTCAAGACAGGAACGAAAAATGTAACCGGAGAAAGATTTCCAAATTTCGGAACCCAAGGCACTGTTGTTCGGGTGCATGGACCAGAGGCCATAATACCGAGGGAATCTCCCATGGGCAAGATTGTCGCGGCCGTGGACAGCCTGACAGTTAAACCTACTGTGAATGCCAGTGTGACTGCATCTGCAATGCCAGACAAAGGAAACAGCGGAGAAACCGACAATATCACCGCAATCAGCTCACTATTGAGTAGGAACTTGGATAATATTTCACAGATAATGGATAAGAGCGAAAAACATTTAAATACACTGGTGGGAATAAATTCCACCGTGGCAAAAAACACAATGGATACCAAAAAAGGACTTGCAAACTTGAGCACTTCCCTAGTATAATATAAACATGGCTTGGAAAAAATACTTTAAAGACGCAAACTTATCTCCCATATCAGGAGATAAAAACCCGCAATTCGCAAAACGAAATTACTCATCCTATCTACCGGATGTGTACACCGGACACCCCAACCGAGTGCAAAGATACTTTCAGTACGATCAGATGGATTCTGATTCAGAGGTCAATGCGGCCCTGGATATTCTTGCAGAATTTTGCACACAGAGTAACAAAGAGAACGAAACTCCATTCGACATCGTGTTCAAAGATGATGTCACAGAATCAGAAGTTAAACTGTTGAAAAAAGCTCTGCAACAGTGGACCAAATCAAATCAATTTTCAAAAAGAATTTTTAGAATTTTCCGTAACACTTTAAAATACGGAGACTGTTTCTTCGTGAGAGACAACGAGACCAACAAATGGTTGTACATCGATCCTGCCAAGGTGGATAGAATTGTTGTGAACGAATCAGAAGGCAAAGTGCCTGAACAGTACATCATCAGAGACATCAACCCTAACCTACAGAGATTGAGTGCCACACAGATCACACCAAACCAACTGTACGGTGGAACTACAGGTGGAGCATATGCTCAGAATTTTGCAGGTGCCGGGCAGGGAGCAAATCAATCAGGTGCAGGTGGCGGCATGGGAGCATCCGGTGGAAGATTCTACAAATCCATGAACCAGTATGCAATCAATGCAGAACATGTGGTACACATGAGTCTGTCAGACGGATTGGATAACTTGTTTCCTTTCGGTCAGTCTGTGCTGGAACAGGTATTCAAAGTGTTCAAACAAAAAGAATTATTAGAAGATGCAATCATCATCTACCGAGTACAACGAGCTCCGGAACGAAGAGTGTTCTACATCGATGTGGGTAACATGCCAACGCATTTGGCCATGCAGTTCGTTGAACGAGTTAAAAACGAGATCAATCAAAGAAGGATCCCTACCACAGCAGGTGGAGCAAATCACATAGATGCCACATACAATCCGATGTCAATGAATGAAGATTATTTCTTCCCTCAAACAGCAGAAGGACGAGGATCTAAAGTGGACACACTGCCAGGTGGTACCAATCTAGGCGAGATTGACGATCTAAGATTCTTCACAAATAAAATGTTCCGAGGATTACGAATTCCATCATCTTATCTGCCCACAGGGCCAGAAGATTCTCAACAGTCTTACAATGACGGTAGGGTGGGCACAGCATTTATTCAAGAATTAAGATTCAACAAATATTGCATGCGATTACAATCAATGGTTGCACCCATGTTCGACGAAGAGTTCAAATTGTGGATCAAGAACAAAGGTTACACCATGGACAACTCAGCATTTGAGTTGAAATTGAATCCTCCACAGAACTTTGCACAATATCGACAAACAGAAATGGATCAAAGCAGAGTGAGTACATTTGTACAGGTAGCAGAGTTACCATACATGAGCAAACGATTTGCCCTGAAGCGATTCTTGGGCATGAGCGAAGAAGAAATGGCTCTAAACTCACAATTGTGGTCAGAAGAAAATAATGTGGCACAGAAAAAACAAACCAAATCCACACAGATGCGAACAGCAGGAGTAGCACAATCTGATCTACAATCAGATCTGGATCAGTTTGAAGAACCCACAGCAGAACCAGATTCACCAGAACCAGGACAGCCGGGCACAACTCCTCCAGGCGGAACGCCGGGTCAAGGTGGAACCAATACAATATAAATATCGTTATGAAGTTAATGGAAATGTTTCAAAATACAGCAGACGGCTTTGAGCAAACAAAGAACTACAATGCCGAAGACGATATCTCTGTCCTAGATGACGGTGATACTCGAAAAACTCGTTTGACTCTAAAAGACATTAACAAAATGCGTCTTGCCTCAGAGCAACACGACGAAGAGCAAAAACAAGAAGCAGTGTTTGTACAAAAAATGTACGGACAACCAGCAATTGAAGACGACTTATCTTTGTAATAATAATTAAACACACAATATTATGGAGAATACAACAGCATTTGTATTAGGCAACGGTGAATCTCGTAAAGGTATTCGCATTGCTGATCTTAAGACACACGGCAAAGTTTGGGCATGTAACGGTGTGTATCGCACAGAAGAACCTGATGTATTGGTGTGTGTGGATCCCAAAATGGTGTTAGAAATATCAGAAACACCGTACCCTGAAACACACGAAGTATGGAGCAACTACAATCACCAGTACGATAAAGTCGATCGAGCCAAGAATCACATACAGTTTTTTAAACCCTCGTTGGGCTGGAGTTCCGGTCCCACCGCATTGAAACATGCCTGTGAACAGGATTTTAAAACCATATACATACTGGGCTTTGATTATCAAGGACATCCTAAGTCCAATAAAGGACAATTTGCATTTAATAATGTGTTCAAAGGCACTCGCAACTACAAACCTGTGGAATCAGATGCCACTTTTTATGGCAACTGGATGAATCAAACCAAGCGATGTTTAAACGATTATCCATCCATTCAGTTTGTAAGAGTAGCACCCCACAACGGATTTCGTCCTCATGATTTAAACTTTGCTCCAAACTTTAAAACCCTAGATATTGAAGAGTTTTTGGAGCTATATAATTTACAAATCAAAATATAGCGTAATACTGTCATATAAAGACAGTTTTAGCCGCTTTTGGCACCTGTTTCGCCGCCTATATAGTAAATACCTACACTTATAAGTAATCTTAACGCATACACAAGGAGCACGTGCAACATGTCAAACAAATTTGAACAATTATTAGAATTGTTAATCAATGAAGAAAACGACAAAGCGGAATCTTTATTCCACGAGATCGTAGTAGAGAAGTCAAGAGACATCTACGAAGGATTAGCAGAAACAGAAGAGTCAAAAGACGAAACTGTTGAAGAAACAAAAGAAGAAGAAGTAAGCAAAGTTGTACCAGCAGGTTCTCACAAAATGCCTGACGGTACTATTATGAAAGACAAAGATCATAAGAAAGAAGCTAAAGAAGACGAAACTGTGGGTGAACAAGTTGAACTTGCAGATGAAGCTAAAGACGAAACTGTTGAAGAAGAGTCTATCGAAGAAGTAGGTGGAGATGCAACTGATGAATTGATCAAAGACATATCTGCTGAAGAAGAAGGCGAAGCTGATGTTGCCGATGCCGGCGAAGAAGAAGTTGCTGGTGACGAAGAAGGCGATGTAGAAGACAGAGTTGTTGATTTAGAAGATGCTTTAGACGAACTAAAAGCAGAATTTGAAAAAATGATGTCAGGTGATAAAGGTGAAGAAGAAATGATACCAGGTGAAGAAGAAGCAGAAGAAGCGGCTTTAGCACCAGTAGAAGCTCAAATGCCTTTCGAAGCTAAGGAAACTGTAAAAGAATACAAAATTCCTAAGTCTGCTGAAACTGCTGACGGAACTGCTAACAAAAAATCTCCAACAAGTGATAAAGGTGGAAAAGTAGCAAAAGCAGATGCTAAAAACATTGCTCAAGGTTCAGCTGACGAAAAAGGCGGAACAGTTGCAACTCCAGCTAAAATCATCGGTGATGTAGCAAACACAGGCGGTAAAGAAAAAGTGTCATTAAAACCGGCACCAAAAACTGAAACTGCTGACAAAGCTGATAACAAAAAATCTCCAGTTGCGTAAGTAATTGGAATTTTAAGGAGAGAGTCGGATGTCATCATTGTACCTACGAGAACAACTAACGTTTGATCAAGCACGAGTGCAGGTTTTACATGAAGGTAAAGATGGAAAAGATCTTTACATGAAAGGTATCTGTATTCAAGGAGGCATTAAGAATGCCAATCAAAGAGTGTATCCGGTTTCGGAAATTGCGAAAGCAACTAAAACACTTAATGATCAGATCACGTCAGGTTATTCTGTACTAGGAGAAGTAGATCATCCAGACGATTTAAAAATTAATTTGGACAGAGTTTCACACATGATTACTGATATGTGGATGGACGGTCCAAATGGATACGGCAAAATGAAGATTTTGCCAACCCCCATGGGTCAACTTGTTTCAACTATGTTGGAATCGGGTGTGAAATTAGGCGTTAGCTCACGAGGAAGTGGAAACATTTCTGAATACGGCAACGGCGAAGTTTCAGACTTTGAAATCATCACAGTGGATATAGTGGCTCAACCTTCGGCACCTGGTGCTTACCCAACTGCAATATATGAACATCTTTTAAACACAAAAGGCGGACATAAAGCAATGGGTGCGGCGGCTGAAGTTAGAAATGACAAAAAAGCACAAAAAGCCCTCACTGAGGCACTAACCAACATAATCAAAGGACTAAAATAACATGTTCGACGCAATATCAAAACTAGTTGAGTCAGGCGTGATCGGAGAAGAAACTCAAAAATCTATCTCTGAAGCGTGGGATTCACAAGTTAAAGAAAACAGAGAAACAGTAGCGGCTGAACTTCGTGAAGAATTTGCTAAAAGATACGAGCACGACAAAGGTAACATGGTCGAGGCTATTGACAAGATGATGACTGATAAGTTGTCTGAAGAAATCAGCAAATTTGTCGAAGACAGAAAAGCACTGGCTGTAGAAAAAACTTCTTACAAAGAATCTGTAGGAACGCATTCTGCAAAATTAGAAGAGTTTGTATTAAGCAAACTTACTAATGAAGTTAAAGAACTACACGACGACAGAAAATCTGTGTCTGAAAACTTTGGAAAATTAGAGGAGTTCGTTGTAAACGCACTTGCTAAAGAAATCAAAGAATTCGCAGAAGACAAGAAATCTGTAATCGAAACCAAAGTAAAATTAGTGAAAGAAGCAAAAGTTCAATTGAAAAAATTGAAAGAATCTTTCATTAAGAAATCAGCTCAGGTTGTTGAATCGGCTGTCTCTAAAAAATTGACTCAAGAAATTGCTCAATTGAAAGAAGACATCACGTCAGCTAGAGAAGTTTCTTTTGGTAAACAAATTTTCGAAGCGTTTGCTTCAGAGTATCAAGCTTCTTACTTAAATGAGAAGTCTGAATCATCAAAACTTATGAAGGTTGTTGATGAAGCTACTTTGAAACTGCAAGGCGCTGAGAAATCCATCGAAGAGAACAGAGTGGTGATTGAATCCAAAGAGCAAGAAATTGCTCAGATCAAGGATTTGATGGAACGCAAAGAAACGATGGCAGAGTTGCTCAAACCTTTGAGCAAAGAAAAAGCAGATGTTATGAATCAGTTACTGGAATCAACAGAAACTGGCAAATTAAAATCTGCGTATGACAAGTATCTTCAAGCAGTGATGGAAGATGCTCCTGTAGCAAGAGCCAAGAAATTTATTTCTGAAGCTTCTGGCGACAAAGCAGGTGCTCCTCGATCAGAACGAGACGATGCTGAACTAAGCAATATCCGTGTATTAGCGGGCGTTGCTCAAAACTAACAACTAAACTAAGGGAATGAAACAAATGAGTGAATTATTTGAGTCAAAATGGAGCGAAACTAAATCAGCTCTAACTGAAGGTTTAGCGGGTAACAAGAAAAAGACTATGGACATCATCTTAGAAAACACTAAGAGATATTTGTCAGAGTCTGCTACTGCAGGTGCTACATCTGCTGGTAACGTTGCTACGTTAAACAGGGTTATCCTACCAGTAATTAGACGGGTTATGCCGACTGTTATTGCTAACGAAATCGTTGGTGTACAGCCGATGACTGGTCCTGTAGGACAAATCCACACACTAAGAATTAGATATGCTGATTCTTCTAGCGGAACTACGACAACAACTGCTGGTGAAGAAGCACTATCTCCATTCAAGATTGCGGAAGCATACTCTGGAGACAACAGTTCAACTAAAGCGGCGGCTACTGCGGCATTAGAAGGATCTGCTGGAAAAAGATTATCTATCCAAATCTTAAAACAAGCGGTTGAAGCTAAATCAAGAAAACTATCTGCAAGATGGACTTTTGAAGCGGCTCAAGACGCACAAGCACAACAAGGTATCGATGTTGAAGCGGAAATCATGGCGGCGTTAGCTCAAGAGATTACTGCTGAGATCGACCAAGAAGTTATCGGTTCATTACAATCATTAGCAACATCTAATGGTAACAATGAAACTTATGACCAATCTGGTGTATCTGGAACTGCAACTTTCGTAGGCGATGAGCATGCGGCACTTGCAATCTTGATCAACCGAGTTGCTAACGTAATCGCACAAAGAACAAGAAGAGGCGCTGGTAACTACGCTGTAGTTTCTCCACAAGCTCTAACTATTCTTCAATCTGCTACAACTTCAGCGTTCGCAAGATCAACTGAAGGAACTTTCGAAGCACCGTCAAACACTAAGTTTGTTGGAACTTTGAATGCGGCGATGAGAGTATATGTTAACGCTTATGCGGCTGACGACTCTAACGTACTTGTTGGTTACAAAGGTGCAAGTGAAGCAGACGCTCCGGCGTTCTATTGTCCTTACATTCCTTTGATGTCATCGGGTGTTGTACTTGATCCAGCTACTTTTGAACCAGTTGTTGGCTTCTTAACAAGATATGGCTATGTTGAATTAAACAACACTGCGTCATCTCTTGGTAACGCGGCTGACTACTTAGGTACAGTAGGAATCAGTAACGTATCATTTAAATAATCTTTAGATTATTTGAGATTAAAAAGGCGTCAGAAATGGCGCCTTTTTTTTGACTAAAAAATCAAATACACTCGTTTAACGGCATTTTTTTCTTTGTCGTACGAATTGCATTCCAAATATGACATTTTAATAGTTGCAACTAACACCTAAATATTTCTACGAAGATACAAATATCTTCTTAAACGAAAGGAAATCCAAATATGGAAATTCTAACTAAAATCAAAGCAGGCGCAAAGACTATCACAGAAACTGGCGTGGGCTTGATCGCCCTGGCGATGGTTTTCGAAATATTGTTCAAGGGACAACCAATACCGTTCTTGGGAACAATAAATGTAATCGGAAATGTGTCGGCGATTGTAAAATCTTTCTCAGCTGATGGATTGGTAGGACTTGTAGCAATATACGTTCTATACGCTATCTACAAAGAAAAATAAACAATCAAACACCTGGGGCGGTGCAGACGTGCATCGCCCATTTAACTCTACATTTAATTTTTATTAGCACTGTATAAATACATCAGTTTAATTGTGCTTTACAATGGTGTAAAGACTTATGCGGAAATAAACCACCGCGTACCGAGTAGAACTTGGATTGGACTCCTAACTAAAGGAGAAAACAAATGGGAAGACCCGTAAAAAAATCACGTTTTGGAAACACAGCAGGCGACTTTGAAGTCACTGGTGCATTTGCAACAACAGCAACACAGCCAGACGGTACAGGTGCAGAAGCAGTATCTACAGCATCCGGCAACTATATCGTTAAACAAAGATCCAGCAAAAGATTTATTATTAATTTTACATCTGCAGATGGATCGACTAGATTAGCACAAACACTTGCACTTACAGCAGTAGCTCCGGCTTCATTGACAGCTGGACAGTTTTGTGTTCAACTTATACTTGATGACTCTACTGTGGCATATGTGGCTAAGTTCTTCAACAGAACTGTACACTATGTAACAGCGGCTGGCGCAACAGGAGCAATAGCTTACGCAATGCTAACTGAAGCAACAGACGAAGGCAACACAGCAGGCAAAGGTACTATCGACGTACTATAATCATAGTAGCACACGTGCTTATAAGACCATGGGGGAGTTGTATGCTCCCCCATTTCTTTTATAAATAACAGTAATATTATGGCAAGACGTATTGTAAACTCAGGTGATTATTCAGTTACAGCAGGCACGGGCGTATTAGGTGTCAACACCATCACACTCGATGCGGCAAATGTGAGAATTCCAGGAAAGTTAACGATTGAAGGCACACAGACTGTAATTAATTCAACCACACTGACAGTGGATGATCCTTTCATTGAAGTGATCAAAAACAACTCGGGCTCAGATCTGGATGGTGGTATCTATGTGAATCGAGGCGGAACCGGCAACAATGCTGTGATGTTTTGGGACGAAGGTGACGATGTATTCAAGATGGGAACAACCACAAACAATGCTTCCACATCTCCACTGACCAATCTAACACTGGCAAAATTACAAGTAGCAGAACCTTCTGCAACCTCAGATGTCGCCACAAAAAACTATGTTGATGTTGAGATAGGATCAATAACAAGT